CTTTTTTTCATCATGAAGGAAATCCTGCTATGTCTGTCATTAAAAGAAATCAAGATGAAAGTCTTGAAATTCTAATAGAATTATTTTATAAGAATTATTATTTCCAAGATTATATTTTAAATGAGATTTCAATTAATAATTTAGAGAGATTAGGATTGATCCAAATAAAATATAATGAATATATTAGTTTTGATATTTTTTATGAAGAATTTAAAAATTCAGAAATAGTTTCTAAATTAAAACAATCATACAATATTGAAACTAGAAATTTTTGTTTTAAATTAACTCCTTTTGGATTAGCTTTTAGAAAAGTTTGTATAAAAGACTCATGGAACTAAAGAATTTTTCATACTTAATCTTTTATAATTTTCTTTAACTCCTCTGTTGTAAGGTTAGAAAATGGATTGGAGTTTATATTGCCATTTACCTCAACCTTTTGAGTATACTCTCCATCCATTTTATTTAATATATCTAATGCCTTCAGTCTATCAGTATCTTTAACAGCTCCATCTTTTATCATACTTGTTAAGAATTCCCTTCTTTCTATAGCTGTCATAATCCTATTTCCTTTTGCTTTTTCTTGTAGTTCTTCAATATATTTTTGAATATTAGTATTTTTTAGTAATTTATCAGCATTTACTCCTGCATACTTTTCTTTATATCCAGCTTTTATTGCAGCCTCAGTAGCATTGCCACTAGCTACATAGTATTCACAAAAAGCCTTTTGTCTTGCATTTAATTTCAACACTACATCACCTCCAATTTTTATAAATAAAAAATACTTCTGTAAAAGCCTTAGCTTGTTCACTTAAGAACCACAGAAGTATTGATGTAATTATTTAGAAGGGGCGTATTGGATTTGCACCAATGAATATCAATCGCTGTTATTCTAGTCTTTAAAACTAATGCCCCATAAGATTAAGACTTTTTTATAGTAGAGTCTTGAACTACTGTATTATATTTAAGTAAGGGAGGAATTATCACACCCTCAGATAGCCAAGAAGGATTAACTTCTTATAGCCAAGTCTTCTAAACTTATTTCATATATTAACATATTACCACATTATTTTTTACTTTACCATACCCCTATTTTTACCCTATTTTTACCTTTTCTAAAATTCTATTAATCTTTGTAACTTAAAATGTATTTCTAGGGCTCCTAAAATTCTATTCCTCATTCCATAAACTGTTTTAAGTGATACTCCTAATTTTTCTGAAATATCTTCATAACTCATATTATTTAAATACTTCATATCAACAATGGAATAATCCTTGTGATCTTTTATCATATCTAACGCACTATCAATTCTAAATAATATTTCTTCATGCCTGCTAATATCATTAGAGATTCTTACCTTCAATTCTTCTATTCTCTCCATATCTGATTTAACTTCCATAAAACCACTTCCAGAAATTTTTTCTATATTGTAGCTTTTTAGTAAAATAGGATTATTAAAATATTCTAAGTCTTTTTTTATTTTATTTACATATTTATTATAGCTATACAAGATGTCTTCCATCTTCCTAAAAATTATCTTTTGCTCCTGTGTTGCCATCAATTCACCTCATTCTATTATCTCTAATTGATTATAAATGTCACTAGGGATATTCCCTTTCCATTGAAAACTATTTTTTAAAATATACTCATTGTAAGCAACAGCTGTCCTATTTGCTCTTATTTTAGCTTGTGTTGCAAGTTCCTCATCAGTATTTTTGTAAGCTTCATAAGTTAATTTATCTGATTTATATGTTGCAATCATTGCCCTAGCAGTGTCTTCAACTTTTTTTAATCTATCGTAACTTATGTTATCTATAGCTTTTTGATATTTATAATCAACGTTTTCAGTGAGAAAACTAAATCCATATACCATCAAAATTGATACAGCCATTCCTGCTATTCCTATTATCAAATGTTTTATTATTTTCATTTATTCCCTCCAATTTCATATTTAACTATTGGATTTTCAACTTTCATAGGTATATCACTGTATAAATATGTTCCTGTCCACTCTATATACTTTCCATCATTTGTGAAAAAGAATATACCCATATTATCATTTTCTCCATAGCTTCCGTCTACATCAGGCAACCAATCGTTAGTATAATCGCCACGTGAATAATATTCGCTGTCAGGAGTTAAAAAACTATTTAAACTAGATACTTTTCCATCTACTGTGAATGATCCTACTATTCCTCCATTTTCAGTAAATAAAACTATATACCCAAATGGTTTTATGACAGGACACGGTAAATTAACTGCTTTTTCTCTCTGCCCATTAACCCAATATGTTCTACGAATTAGATTATATCTTTCTAAGCTGTAATCTATATCATTTGGAGTAGGTTGATTTTCTGCTAACTTACTCCCCAATCTTGCAGTTGATTGAATATCTACAGTAGTTCCCATTTCTTCACACCCAGTAAATAACACAACCAAACATAATACCATTAATATTTTTTTCATCTTACATCTCTCCTTTATTTTTTACGAACTAACTCAAATTTTTGAATTCCCCATTCCAAAACTTCTAAATCTATCCCCTTTTCCTTGTATATTACTTTTGTACTTCTTATAAACTCTAACTGTGCTTCTTCTAGTTCAGCATCTGTTAGTTCCTTTTTTCTAAAAATAGATTTTTTAATTGTTTTTTCTGTATTTCCTTCTTTAACTCTCAAGTCTATTTGATATCTGTGTAACATTGTTCTCATCCTTATCTCTTATACTTCCCATTTTTATAAGATTCTAGCTTCTCAATATGCTTCTCAAAATCCTGCTCTGTTAATCCACTAAGCAGTAGCAGATTCACAGTAGCAGTTATGAGATCCAAAGCTTCAGCTTTAAAATTATCAATATTCTTAATAAAACTGTGACTCAAGCTTTTTACTTCTACTTCATTTAATAGCTCTTTAAACTCTTCTTTTACTTTCTCAAGCTGTGCTATATTTGATGCTTCATAAGCTAAAGATTCATAGTTCATTAATTTATTTAAATCTATATTCATTTAATTGTCCTCCATCATCTCTGGATTTTCATAAATATTTCCTAATACTTCCATTCTTTCATTATTGTTGTTTGTAAAAGGTATATCCATTTCAAAAAACACATCTTTTAAAACAAATCTTGCTTCTTTACTATTGAAAATAACTTTATATTTACTATTATGTAAAGTTACAATGTCTCCCTCATAAATTTCGTCTCCATATTCGTCTTTTAACCCTGTATATTGCATAAGATCTATATCTTCAAATTTACGGTATGAAACAGTATCTTTATAAACTCGTCTTTCTTGAAAGTTTATAGATTCAACATTAAACATATCTTTATTTATTTTATCCCACGCTCTAAATTTAATCTCTCTCATATTCATCCTCCCAATAGGCTATTTCTTCTATATATTTACCCCAATTATAGCAATTACAGCACATTACACTTCTCTTAATGCCATTAATATTTAATGTATTTTTTTACTGTCAAAATCTCTATCAATGATTTTTCTTTCTATGTCAAATTCTGTACATCCACAAAATTTACACTTCCACATTTTCTCCTCCTAATCCCACTTATCTAAAACCCATTGTATGATAATAATAAATACTACTAGAATTCCTAACTCTATTAATGTTACTATAGGTAAAAGTAGTAACAATTTAATTATTTTTATTAACATGTTCCCCTCCAATTTCTCCATTTCTTACTTTTTCCCAGAAGTTTTGATATTCCTTAGATTTAAGTACTTTTGTAGCTTCATCAGAGAATAAAAAATAATTCCCTAAATCATATCTCTCATTATCTAAGTCATTTCCATAGTCCTGTGTTTTCTCAACTCTTGAATTATTGATATAAAAATATATCCCTTTAAATTTTCTCATTGGATCCCTCCTCGAAATAATAGCTAAAACTAAAGCATCAAACAATTCTTTATCATCAGCATGCACCAGCTTCCTCCAATCTGATGACACTATCATCAATTTCTCTAAGCCACATAGTTTTAAAATCTTCAAATGTATTAACTACATCGGTTATCATAGATTTCAGAACTACTCCTATCATGTTTCTTTTATGAAAATTAATCGTTCCAAACATCATAATTACAAGAAACATAGTTCTCAGAAGTTCTAAATTATTGCCAGTTTCTTTGTGCTCACATTCAGCAAATACTTCATCCAGAACTTTTAATATTTCTTTTTCTGCATTGTAGTTTATATTTTTTTTAAATTTATCAATAATCTTATCTGATGCTTTTATAGTCCTAGTTAGTTTAGCTTTGTAATATCTATTTAGAACCATACCCTCTTTATCCCAAAGTTCTCTGTTAATTTTTAGATATTTGTTTATAAGATAAATTAATGTAATTCCTTGCATATCTCCATCTTTGTGTACAACTCTTATTTTTTGCATAGCTCCTCCAACAAATATCCTAGATATTCATAAGCTTTTTGATAATCTTCAATTCCATTTTTCTTTCCAGCTCTCATTACATATTTTAAAACGTTTCCAACACAAACAGCTTCAGAACCTTTCATGTCTTTTACAACTTCAAAAATAACATCTTTTACTTCAATCC